CAGTTTCAAGGCGCTGCATTACCTTATCGGTGACCGGCGTGCTGAAGTCGCTTTCCTTGACCACTATCCCGGCAGCGGTGTAGTTGAATGCCGTGCGGTTCGTCAGCCGGGCAAAGGCATAATAAATGATGCAAGCCTTCAAGCCCTGAAAGTAATAATTCTTTGATAAATATGTGTAAGTGCCACCATTCAAAAGCGTCTGATTTGCGGCGCTGATGGTAGTTGGTAGCGTTGAAGCTTGCCCGACTATCTCCAAAAGCAGCCCGTCACCCAGCCAGTATTTGACGTCAAGCAGCTGCGCCTCACTGACGAACTGCGCCCACGTTGTATGATTCTTGATTGAATCTGCAATGTACTTGTAAGCGTCAAGATCAGCTTTTGTAACAAGATTTATCATGGCGCAGGCGTTGTAGGTGGTAAAATGTAAGTAAGCGGCTTAATGCTATAATCCGTAAATTCAATTACATAGTATGCAAGCAAGTCCTTGAAGGCAATTTCAATCATCTGCCTTTCATTTGCCGTAACACTGTTCATAAAGTTGTAAGCATTGTTCATGAGGTCAGCCCCAAAGCCGCTCCCTACGTCAACGCCCCGCAGGATAGGCGGGATGATGAACATTTTGCCTATGTTTTCCTGCACGGTCTTTTCGGTTACTTCGTACTGGCGGTCAAAGTTCTTGCCGTTAAATTCAATGAACTCCGGCTTCTCCTCGTCAGCGTCCACGTCAACAACCCAAATCTTCGCAGCGTTCTCGTCGCCCTGCATTTGCTTTATCATTGTGGCGCTTTCCTGCTGTTCGATATACATCGGGTCGCTGGTATCAATTGCCCCACTGTCAAGCGTCTTGGGTTTTATTCCCTTGCGTACCAGTATGCCGGCTGGCAGGAAGTTATACTTTGCGTTGCGGTGCTTGACGGTTGAAACACTTTCTTCCGTGAGCATATCAGTAATGACGGGATCAAATGGGCTGATAGGATATTCAAAGTCGCCATCAGCCGTGAAGTACATTACTTGCCCGACATAAGCTTCAGGCGAACCGGCTGCTATGATTTGCGCTTCAACGGCTTTAGGATCAAACTTATCGATGTACGTTACATCATCAACATTAAAGCGCTTGCCAGTAATGTTAGTCCAATCGGGATGCACGGCTATACGCCCGGTGTATTCCTTTTCGGCGTTAATTTCAATTCGGCAGTGTTCAAAAGGGATGTTCAGGTATTCGTAAGGCAGCCCCAGCCCGTTATACTTGACAAGGAACGCAAAGCCATTAAAGTTCTTCAAGTCCTTTGCAGCCTTGCGTAGTAAGCTATTGGCACGTTCACCCCGGCTATTAAGCACAGCTTCGCCCAGCACGACGTCCGTAAAGCCTTCACCTTCGACGAACTTCACGTAAATATCCATACAGGTACGCCCCGTGCCGGAACTGTTTATGATTTCAAGAACTTTTTGAGGGTAGTCATTGTTTGTGCCGTACCCCTTGATGCGTTTTGAAGTGAGATAAATGTTCCGCTCTACCCGTGGTGACGTCTTTGTAGCGGAAATTCGCATTATGTTGTCGTTTTAGCAGGTTTATGACTGCGTGGTTTGGCTGCGGTTTTCGGCTTGACGGCTGGCTGCGCAGGTGGTATTATCTCAACTTCAGCGGCGGCAGGATTTTCAAGCTTGGTTACCTTTGCAGGTTCAACTATGTTTATCCCGGCTGGTATGCCCGGCGTTGCTGGGCGTGGCATCTTTGTAAAGTAAACTACCCTTTCAGGATGCTGCCGTAGAAATTCCTGTGCAAGTTCATCCGTTATCTGCTTGTTTGTAAATGCCTTTATGCCGTTAAAAGGCTTGGCTAAAAGTGCAACGTAGCCTCTGCGTAACTCGTATTGACTGAATGCCATATTTGTATATTTAATTATTTTAAACAAAGCCTCAATGTAACAGGTTGCACATGAAATCTTCATGCTTTGCCCGGTGATTGCACGCAATGCCTCCCGAATTTGTTTCTTTCGTTGTGGTGTACGTGCCGCCGGGCTATTAATGTATGCCCGGCTGAATGCAATTACTTCATCAATGAGGCTCATTGTAAAAAAGCGGGGAAATTAATCCCCGCTTGTTAATCTTCACAACAAGGCGCAAGCAATGAAGCAACGGCAGCCCGTGTAGCAGCAATCGTACCGCCCACAAAGAATGAAAGCGGCATATAAGATTCCTTCAGCAAGTCGCTACAACCAGCTGTCAGCAGCCAGCCACCAAGCATCTCGTCTGATTTAACGTCCCTTTCGGCAGCGTTAAGTTCCAAACCGAAATCCCAGCCCAGCACTTCAAAGACCGTTCTGCCAGCACCCAGCACGGCATCGGGCTTATTGTAATTGTTCTCAATAATTACCACGAACCGGCTGTCCTTTGCATTCTCAATCCATTGCTTTACTTCGGGCGTGTTATCAAAGATGCGGAAAATGAAGTTATGATCCCATACCTTTTGATAGGTTTTCTTCACCATTGCAACCGTGTGTTCGTTGCTGTAATTGTACCCTTCCACGCAAAAGGCGTAGCAAGTTGGCGAAGCGGCTTTCAATACAAGCTGCGTAAGTAAAAGTGGATTATCAGCGTCAAACGTGGAAAGGTCTTTATCAACACAATCCCAGTTGATAAAATATGCCACGTCCTTTATCCCCGGAACAAGGTTCTCACAGTTCTTGAGGATACAATCAACTATCTGATTACAACCTATTGTCATATCAGCCTCCTATCTTCCGACCATTAGCAACGCATCCTGAATTATCTTTGCATCAAAAGCATCGACAGCCTCAATGCGGTTGTACCGGCTGCGTGGATCGTAAAATGAATTGATGTTTTCAAACACACTGGTACAAGCCATACCGATATTCAGGTTTGACTTGGTAGTATAAACTGCACGGTGCGGGTCGTTGAGGGTAGTACCATTGTTTTCGTAGGCACGTATCCACTGATCCCAAAGGCAGACCGAGTAGATTGGTATGCCGTCCCACATTGCGATCTCAATGCCATTGGTCATCAGCTTGTAATCCTGAAACGCCGTGCCGAGTGCCTGAAGCTGCCTGCGCAGCCTGTCCATTACGGACTTCGTGACGAGCAATATGCGGTCGGGCTGTTCTGCCAGTTCGCACGGTGCGCTATCAATAAGGTTATTAATAGCATTATACATCAGCAGCGGTGTAGCGACCGAGAACTGTAACGCTGTCGTTGCTTGATTGTTCCCCGGCAGCGCGATCAGCTGGTTCGGATTGGCTGCGTAAATTGTGGCGAACTGTACCCAGAACCCGTCGATAACATTGAAGAAGTCAGGGTCAATGCCGGGCGTAAGATTACCAACCGGGAAGTTAGCTGCATTCACGTCACCGAACCAAGCATGACGTAACACCATCTTCTTGAGGTCTTTTATAAGTATGTCCTGCAAGAAGGTGAAAATTTCGGTTCTTGTCAGGTCGAAAACATCGACACCGCAGTTCACTGCTAACTTTAAAAACGTGTCGTTAAGTTCGTCGACGCACATATCAATTATAAGTTCAAGATATTTCGGTGACCATGTTTTCTCTGTGGCTGGCAGTTCGTAACACTGTGCGGTCGGGTTACAGGACTGTGCAGCTTTACCGATCAGACCGAATGAACCGGGAATCGTACCAATACGTTTGTCGTTTTTAATCCCGGTGACAAGCGTATGAAACTTCGTGAGTTCGGGAGCAAGAAGAACGGCTTCTACAACCAGTTCATTCAACGACCTGATTTCATCAGCGGAGAAATGCAGGTTATCAAGGTTTATCGTATGACCACATACGGGAGATGCTTGTGACATAATTATTCGTTATTTTGGTTTAACTTTGTTTTCAGTTCTTTTACCCGTCCCATATCAATAGCGCCATTGGCTTCGGCTGAACTTCCCTTATCCCTTGCGGCGGGCTTCCAGCTGTTCTTCAGGTTTGAGAGTTCAACAATCAGCGCCTTTGCTTCTGTTTCCTGCTGACGAAAGGATGCTTCTGCAGCCACAGCTTGTTCGTGATCTTTCTTTGCGTTTTCAAGTTCAGCGGTCAGTTCAGCTATTTGCTTCTTGGCTGCATCCAATTCACTTTCAACTTCTGCCTCCTTAATTTCAGTGACAACGCCACCGGCAATGACAATCACTTTGCCGTCGGTCATTGTGTATGTGCCGTCCGGTGCAGCTGCGTCACCAACGGCAGGTTCGCCAGTTTCCTTTTCAAGTTTAAATTCTTTGCCAGCGGCGTCGGTCAGCGTTTGGGCTGCCGGGTTAATCCTTGAAAAGTTCTTCATCTTCAGCACAGCGCCGTCAAGCGTCGCACCGAGTTTCTCAAAAAAAGCCTTTTCGTCCATTATAAAATTATTTTTAGGTTTGATATAAGCGTAAGCCTTTACAGGTTCAATGATTTTTGTGGCGAAGCCCAGCGTGAGCATATCTTCAGCGGAAAGCTTTGTTTCTTCCTTCATGTATCC